CATTAGCAACCGCTGGCTTTGGAGAATGCCATCGGGATGGTTACAGTTACGCCAATGAAACGGCAAATGCAGTCAACGACATATTCCAAATTGCGTTTTTCAACCGGCAACTGACGGAAACGCTCGGGGATTTCCAAACGAACAACATCCGGGTCAAAGCGACCTGCAATCATGAGGTCAGCACCTGCCGTGCCAGCACCGTCAAGCTCGCCAACCTTCTCGAAACGTACATCGGGGTGGCTACGGCGCAAGAACTCAAGAATGGTGAGGTCGCTATACTGAGAGCGCGGAGTCATAACGATGTGGTCAAATGCCTCGGTCGGGAACAGAACCATGTTCGGATTCTCAACGTTGTTCGTTGCAGTGTTAATAGCGGAAATAAGCTGAGTTACATCACGAATAATCTGGTCAGGCGTTTTGTCCACGAACTTCGTGGAGCTGCCCGTGCCATCTGCCGCAAGCGTAACAGCCGTGAGGTTCGGGTTATTGACGAAGCCCGTTACACCTGCATCAGCATCACCAAACCATGCCAACTGATTGATTTTGATGTCCATCGCGCGGCGAACCGCCTGCGCCTTGTACATCTCGAGGTTCACGCCGCTAAACTGTGCGTGCTCAATTTCAACGACATTATAGCCGTAAGAATCGCCCAGCGTGAGAACCTTCGTGGGGATTTCTTTGCCGACTACATCAGCACGGGGCAGGTCATCAGCGTAATTGCTGATGATTTTAGCCATGCCCGTCTGGTCATATACTCTCTGCATTGCAGTTGCCGCACCTGCCGGAACTTCCGTCTGTACAGGGAAAATGCGGAACGCGTTCATCGGGGCTTTAGCCACCTGCAAGACCTGCGTCCTGATATACGTCAGTTCACGCGCAAGGAACAGAGAGAACGCATCGTCATTGCGCTGTGCAACGCTCTTGATATAAGCCGCCTCGTCTGCATTGTAGCGACCGTTTTTATTGTGCATACCCATTTATATCACTCCTTTACTTACGAATACGAACAGGGACGATGTCACCTTCAACACCGCTGGCAAGATAGGTCATACCCGTTACATTGGTAGCACCCGTGCCACTTGCAACAAACGCAGCTACACCATCTGTAACAGTCATTGCAACCTGACCACCTGCTGCAACCGTGCCGCCCACTTCAACATACACATCGCCGAACGTCATAACAGGCAGGCAATAACCTTCCTCGTAGTATGCGCCCGTACCGCTGTAATCTTTGTGCGTGTGTACTGCGATACCGATAACGTTGGCAATATCGCCAGCAACAGAAACAGGCTTTACCTGCTGGTCGCCAGTACCACGGACCACAGCGGCTCCCGGGTTGAGCGCAACCTCCGCGCAAAACGAATCGACAACATCAATAGTGGAATCTGCTTTCATGCCAGGGATGGCAATCGGCATATTCTGCTGATACCATTCAAATGCTTTTACCTGTGCCATAATTATTCACGACCTTTCATGTACATTTCACGCTCGGCAGCAACCAACTTCGCATAAGCTGCCTCGGGGTCATCTTCTGCGTCATTGTTCTGTGCGCCTTCATCATCATGGGTCTGAGTAGCTTTGCGCTGCTCGGCCATGCCGTCCTCATGCTGCTTCACATCTGCTTTTGCCATGTCGAAAGCCGCCTCGATGTAATCAGCAGATTTGCCGTCCAGATTGATAGCGTCACCGCGCACGGCTTTGATAACCGCCGTCTTGATTTCGGTGTCGGTCATGCTGTCGGCGTTGGCAACCTTATGAGCCTCGGCAACTTTCAGCAACTCAACACGAGCCTTGATAGCCTCATCAAAGTTTGCCTTTGCCTTTTCAGCATCAGCCTTGCGACCTTCTTTTTCTTTGGCAAGTTCTGCTTCAAGAGCATCGAACTTAGCCTGCAATTTGTCAGCTTCTTTCTTAGCTTCTGCGCTGTCTTTGCGCATCTTTTCGATTTCCACTTTGACCTCGGGAGCACATTCGTACTCAATGCCAGAGTCAAGGCGGATTTTCGTCATTTCTGCCATTTTCTTATCCTCCTCATCGTCAATAATCTGAGAGCCATCCATGTTTAGCCTAGCGATGCCAGCCCTGCCTTTGGAACAGATCGCCAGGTGATTATATCGGATATCACGCTGGATAGCATCGTAATGCTCACCCTCAGGAGTCGTGCCAGGCGTTTCGTCAAGGTTGAGCGAATAGCCGCAGGACAACTCCCTTGCATCGGTATCAAGATTGTAAATCACAATATCAGCTCGGATAGCATTGCCATCCTGCCGACCTGCAGACAAGACCGAGCCTACAGGCGCAACCTGCGCCGCATTGCCTGCCGTCACATAAGCCTTGTGACCGATTGTAATCGGCTTGCCCATTAGACTAGCCAGCGAATCAGCCTTAAAAGCCTCCTCGGGCGGTCTGTACTCTCTGCGCTCTGTGCCATCTGCATTGCGATATACTAAGATACCCGTTCTGCCAACTATCGGCGTGTCACGGATAAAGCCCTCGTCTGTCTTTGTAGCTTTGAAAGCCACGTTATCAAATCTTTGCATCATGTTTCCTCCCTTCGGGTGGTCACGACCTCTATTCATGCCCATCACCTCACAATCTTGAATGTCCCTGCTTTCGGCTTTGTAGTTTTGTCTGTGTCATAGCAACCCAGACTGGTACAGCGACAGCGGATAGCCCAACCTGGGTGCCCGCCATCAGGTGGTTCATTCCAATAGAATCGTTTCCCTTCTCGCTCTCTATGAGCAGGACGAACTCTGTTGTCCTTCATCGTTACCCAGATGTAAGAATCAACGCCTTGATTCATTTGTTCAAGCTGCGCCAGCTGACTGTTTAGTTTGCCAACCTGGTCACAAGCTATGAGAGCCGCCCGTTTCTCGTTCACATCTGCCATGTGCATGATGCTTTCCGTCAATTCTTCAACAAGTATCTTGCGGTCTACGGCGCGAATGATGTTTTCGCTCAACGTGTAGCGAATGCTTTCAAGCGTGCGCCTGTCAATTGAGTGGATAAGCTCAATATTTTGATTAACCCATATCTGCCGTATTTTCTCATAATCAGCCCTGCTAATTTCCTTCGGTGTAGAGCCGAATATGCTACGAAAGATTTTTTCCTGCTGTCTGCGGTTGAATGTTTTCACGCGGTTGAACATTGCAAGGATAATCGCCATGATTGCCGCCTCTTCTTCGGCGGTTATATCGTTGTCGATTTCCTCAGTCTGTTCCTCCGTCCAATCATCAGCCCTGATAGCGTTCCACATTGCCGCGTCAACCATAGCAAGGACGTGCCGCTTGCAAATATCGCGCACCTTGCGCACGTACCTGACAAGCTCCCTCGCATATTCGCGCTCAAGGCTCATGGGATACTGAATCTTGACTTTCGGATATATCAGCATATCACTCACCTGCCGGCGTATTCATCACGCTATCAATCGTGCGGTCAATGATGTAATCTTCATCCTCTGCCAGCATCGCCCTTGCTTCGCTAACATCAAGCACTTGCGCTTGAACGAGCGTGTTAATTGCATTGGCTTTGGCGAGTCGAGCATCAGCTTTGAGTTTGCGTGTCTCAGCTTCTTCTTTCTCGCTCTCGTTCCACAGGCTTTCAAACTTGATATACCAATCATTCGGCAGGTTAATGCCGTAATCTGAACAACTGGCTACAACATCAATCAGCCTTGAAAGCGGATGTCTTAGCGTGTGTTGCTGGATGCCCTCGACTAAGTTGTAGTAATTCTCAAGGTCGCTTTTCCCCGTTGCACTCATGCCGGCAGGAGAACGACCAAACAGGAGCGTAGCAGGAATACCAGTAGCAGAACATACCGCCTGCTGGAACTCATCCAACACCTTATCAACGCTTGCAAGACTCATGTTCTTCTGATCGTAATCATCTTCTGTGTCCAACGCAAGCGTGTTCATCATGTGACGCGCCATGTCGATTAAGTGCAGGCGTTTCTGTACTGCCGCCTCGCCTTCGTCATTCATCAGCAGGTCATTCATATTGGCCAGTTTTAGCACGCCTTGGGATAATCGCCCCAATGCCATGAACGCCAAATCATTGCCGCCCGCATAGTGCAGTAACTCGCTTTTGACCTGCTCGAATACCGTAGCGCCCCAGCCGTTCCTCATCCTGCGGTAGTAGTTTGAGATGTCACCGCCATGAAATAGCAATAGGCGCGATTCGTGCACCAAGAACGTATTGCCCCACAGCCCAATGATATTGTAGAATTGCGGCTTACCATAGTTGGGGTCGCTTGGGTCTGTATAAAGCATTGCGCTTGTAAAACTGATTGACTCCGGCTCATACACATCTAATCGCTCAATCCGGCGCAAGCGTTGTAAGTTTAGCGGGTCTTCAAGCGTCCCGCCGTCATCAGCAATCATCAGTACCGCCGCACCGCCATGAAGTCTGTCCCAACTAAGCGCAAGCCCTAACTGCTTTTTAGCGTCCATATCTTCAAGCCGTGACTTTAGCTTGCGCATCGTGTCCTTGTCGATGTCCTCACCATTGCTTTTAATGTCAAAGCCTTTTCGCAAGGCATCGTCAGCAGGTAGTGAGATAATGCGCCGCGCTAAGCCGTTGAACGTATACATATTGTCTGCTTCGCGGTAATCAACGAGCCAACTATTAACATCGCCAAACTTGCCCATCGCAAACGGGTCTGTCTGCTTCATGCCATGACCAAGCACCGTGTTAATATAGCCGTCGTTGTGAATTATTTTTGCCATTTCTTCACCACCTTTTATAATGTCCACTCTACACAGTACAAAATCAGCTAATCAACGCGCTCCAATCTGCCGCATTTGCTACATTTTTGAACGCATCAGAACTAGCATCGACCATATCATCATGCAAAGCGTCAGGAAAGCCCTCCAGCTCCTGCAAGTATTCCTTATTCCAGTCGCCTGCAAGGAGAAGGACGTTGCCACCCTGCCATTGCGCTGAAAACGGCACAGCTCGTACAATCTTACTGCCGGTTACGGGGGCAGTCTTGACTTTATACCCGGCAAGCACCTTGATATAATTCGCGGCTTGGTCTTTGCCAGCCTGTCCGGGGTCTTGTGGCAGGGTTATCGTGTGCAATCCGTATTCAAGCCTATCTGCCTTGGCAGTCTGCATTATCAGCTTTCGCACGTCTGCCGCATTAGCCGCCCGCCGTATCACGTCAAGCACGATAAATTCTCCACTCTTTAGCCGCCCCATCAACACGCCCGCCGTCCTGTCAGGGTTTTTATTCTCGTTGGTTATCTCAGTTGCCGCTAAATCCCACGACCTGCACACGCTTATAAGCCGCCCCGGGATAGTCTGCACAATGCGAATGTTTTCCCGCTTGAAATACAGCCCTGCCGATGGTCTTATCTTCCAGTTGCCTTTGAGGAGTCGCTCTTTCTCGACAACATCAAGCCCATTAAGGTTGGCAAGATATTCGGGGTTAGCCTCCAAAAGTATCTTGTTATCATAGATACTCGACGCTATGAACGTCACCGACTTGCACAATGCAGGATCAGCGTGGTACTTGTCCACCAACTCCTGCACCGTATCGCCCCACAAAAATGAGCCGTCCATCCTGTAGAAATAACGGATAACCCCCGACCGCTCAACAATCGGATAGCCTGTCTCTTGATTTATCCACCATGATAAAAAGTCAGCCACCCATGAATCCGCATCGGGATTTGTCGTCGCTCTGACGTACGGTTTAACGCCACACAATGAACGGTTACGAGAAAGCA